ACAACCTGCGCAAGAGCGCGGATGTCAGTGAAGACGGTGTGACCACGGTCTATCCGACCGGGTTCGTTCACCTGCCCAAGATCGATGCCGAGTTCATCCAGCAGCTCTGCGCCGAGCAACTGATCACTCGCCGCGACCGCAACGGCTTTCCGGTGCGCGAATGGCAAAAGATGCGCGAGCGCAATGAAGCGCTCGACTGCTACGTCTACGCCCGAGCGGCCGCATCGGCGGCGGGCCTGGACCGGTTCGAGGAACGCCACTGGCGCGAACTCGAACGACAACTTGGGTTGGAGCGGCCACCGGACGATCCGCCCCCGATTCAAACCTACGACCCAGACGAGGCCACCCAACGAGGTGGCCTCGCTGTTTCTGCAACCCCATCACGGCGGCGCGTCATCAAGAGCCGCTGGCTGTCCTGACATCGAGGAGTTTTCATGAGTCTTGCCACCCGCATCGAGAGCCTGGTCATCCGGGTCGCCCAGGAGTTCAACGACGTCCGGGCCACCGCCGGCAACCTGGCCAGCTTGTCGACTGCTGACAAGTCCAGTCTGGTTGCGGCCATCAATGAGTTGAAGGCCGCTGTGATTTCGTCGACAGCGATCGATGACAGCCAGGTCGCGACCACCACCACCTACTCGTCGAACAAGATCGTTGCGCTGCTAGACGCTTTGAAAGCCGACATCCTGGGTGGGGCCGATGCCGCTTACGACACATTGGTCGAAATCCAACAGCTGCTGCAAAACGGCACCACGGGCCTGGACGCCATCCTGAGTGCGGTCAATCTGCGCGTGCGCTTCGATGCGGCCCAGACGCTGACTGTGGCCGAACAACTGCAGGCCCGCACCAACATCGGCGCGGTGGCCAGTACCGATGTCGGCAACACCGATACCGACTTCGTCGCCATCTTTGACGGAGCCTTGGTCTGATGAGTTTGGCCTCAGCCATCGCCGCGCTGGCCAGTCGCATCGGTTTTGAGGTCAAAACCAAGATCGACGCGAGCCACCCCGGGGTCGCCAGAGCATGGGTCAGCTTTGGCTACGTCGGCGGGCAAGTGGTCATCGCCAGTGCCTACAACGTCGCGAGCGTCGTGCGCACCGCTGTGGGCCGCTACCGGGTGCATTTCGCAGTGACGCTGCCCGATGCGAACTACTGCTGGACCGCCTTGGCGCGCAGCAGCACCAACAGCGGTACGCAGCGAGTGGCCATCGTCCGATCGACCTCGGACCTCAAAACCGAACAGTTCGTCGACATCGCGTGCGGCACTGCCCAAGCGTCCTTTGACGATTCCACCGAAATCAACCTCGTGGTGTACCGCTGATGGCCTACACAGAATCCCAACTCCATGCCCTGGAAACAGCCCTGGCCAAGGGCGAGCGACGAGTGAGCTTCGGTGACAAGACGGTGGAGTACCGCTCGATCGAAGAACTGACCGTTGCCATCCGTGAGGTCAAACGCGGTCTGGCTCAGCAAGCCGCCGAAACCGGCCTTTGGCCGGGTGCCCCTCGCCAGATTCGGGTCACTACGGCCAAGGGGTTCTGATGGCTTGGTATTCCAAACTCCGATCCCTGTTCGGACAGCCGCCGATCCATGATGCGGCGGGTCGTGGTCGCCGCTCGCTGGCCTGGATGCCCGGCAACCCCGGGGCTGTTGCGGCCCTGTTGGCCACCAGCAGCGATTTGCGCATCAAGAGCCGTGACCTGGTGCGGCGCAATGCCTGGGCCCAGTCAGGCATCGAGGCCTTCGTCGCCAATGCGGTCGGCACCGGCATCAAGCCGCAGAGCCTGGCCCGCGACGAACGGTTCAAAACCGAAGTGCAGGCACTGTGGCGGGATTGGACCGAAGAAGCCGATGCTGCCGGGCAGACCGACTTCTACGGCCTACAAGCCTTGGCCTGTCGAGCGATGCTCGAAGGAGGCGAATGCTTTATTCGTTTGCGTCCCCGCCGGCCAGAGGATGGCCTGGTGGTGCCGTTGCAACTGCAGTTGCTCGAAGCAGAGCACCTGCCGATCAATCTCAACACCGAACTGCCCTCGGGCAACGTGGTCCGTTCCGGCATCGAGTTTGACAACCTGGGGCGGCGCGTCGCCTACCACCTCTACAAATCCCACCCCGAAGACGGGCGGCTGGCGCCCATGTCCGGCCAGGGCGGTTTGGAGACCGTGCGGATCGACGCCAAAGAGATCATCCATCTCTACCGCGTACTGCGCCCTGGCCAGATCCGGGGTGAGCCCTGGCTGTCACGCGCGCTGGTCAAGCTCAACGAACTTGACCAGTACGACGATGCCGAGCTGGTCCGCAAGAAGACCGCAGCCATGTTCGCTGGGTTCGTCACGCGGCAGAACCCCGAGGACAACCTGATGGGCGAAGGTGCGGCCGACGCCAACGGAATCGCTTTGGCCGGTCTGGAGCCGGGCACGCTGCAGATCCTGGAGCCGGGGGAGGACATCAAGTTCTCCGATCCCGCCGATGTAGGTGGGTCGTACTCCGAGTTCTTGCGTAACCAGTTCCGGGCGGTCGCAGCTGCCATTGGCGTGACCTATGAGCAGCTGACCGGGGATTTGACTGGGGTGAACTACTCCAGCATCCGCGCCGGTCTGCTCGAGTTCCGGCGCCGTTGTGAGATGGTCCAGCACAGCGTGCTGGTGCACCAGATGTGCCGTCCGGTTTGGGCTGCCTGGATGAAACAGGCGGTGTTGGCTGGCGCCATTCAAGCCCCAGGCTTCGCCCGAGGTGGGGCTGCCAAGCGACGCCAGTACCTGCAGGTCAAGTGGATTCCGCAGGGCTGGCAGTGGGTCGACCCAGAAAAAGAATTCAAGGCCATGTTGCTCGCGATCCGCGCGGGTCTCATGAGCCGATCGGAAGCCATCTCAGCGTTTGGCTATGACGCCGAGGATGTCGATCGTGAGATCGCAGCTGATAACCAGCGTGCCGACGACCTGGGATTGATCTTCGATTCTGACCCTCGTCGAACCTCCAAGGATGGCGGCAGTGCAGAGCCGAACCAAAGCGCTACGCCGCCCGATCCAGTGACAAGCGCACCTCCTGTCTGAAGGACATCCATGACTTTGCTACCCCATTTGGCGGCACGCCTGTTCGGTGTGCCGCTGGCGATCCATCGCCCAAAACTTGACGTGATTCTGGCCGTGCTCGGCCCCAGGGTTGGTTTGGCCGATCTCGCTGCACCCGCAGGGTTCTCGCCACCCGCCCGTGATGCGTCGGCACACCCCCCCAAGATCGCAGTCATCCCGATTCACGGCACCTTGGTACGCCGTACCGTGGGTCTGGAAGCCGAATCCGGTCTGACCAGCTATGCCGGGCTTGCCGCTCAGTTGGATGCGGCGTTGGCCAGTCCAGACGTTGCCGCCATCCTGCTCGACATCGATTCACCGGGTGGCGAGTCCGGTGGCGTGTTCGATCTGGCCGACCGCATTCGTGCAGCGACCCAAATCAAGCCCGTCTGGGCTGTTGCCAACGACATGGCCTTCTCAGCGGCTTATGCCTTGGCCTCTGCCGCCAGCAAGGTGTTCGTCTCGCGCACTGGTGGTGTCGGCTCGATTGGGGTCATCGCCATGCATGTCGACCAGTCCGAGAAGGATGTGCAGGACGGCGTTCGCTACACCGCCGTGTTTGCTGGCGACCGCAAGAACGACCTCAATCCGCACGAGCCGATCTCCAGCGAAGCCCACGCCTTCCTCAAGGCCGAGGTCAATCGCATTTACGGCTTGTTCGTCGAAACGGTAGCCCGCAATCGGGGCATCGAGCCATCCACGGTGCGCGACACCGAGGCCGGGCTGTTCTTTGGACAGGCTGCCGTAGCGATTGGGCTGGCCGACGCCATAGGCACCTTCGATGACGCGCTCACCCAACTTCTCGAAACCGTTTCCCCACTCCCGAATCTGGCGGCAAGCCACTCGGGCGCTTCCCGCAACCTCCAGATGGAGTCTTTTATGAATGATCTAACCGATCCCGCTGTTCCTGACAGCAATGTTGCTGCTCCCACTGGCAGTCCTTCTCAGTCTGCCCCTGCACCCGGCCTGTCCATGGCTGATGCCGTGGAAATCGCGCAGACCTGCACGCTGGCCGGGCGCACCGACCTGATTGCTGGTTTCCTTGAAGCCCAAACCGCCCCGGCCCAGGTGCGCAGCCAGTTGCTCGCGGCGCAGGCCGACGCTTCGCCCGAGATCGTCAGTCGCATCGATCCACAAGCCGCCGTGGCTGCAGCCCATGCCGGTCATCCGGCATCACCCCACAACCCCCTGGTCCAGGCCGTAAAGAGCCGCCTCGGATCTCAATGAATCTGAATGGAGCCTGAAATGCCCGCATTGCAAGAACCTCTCAACCTCGGCGATCTCCTCAAGTACGAGGCCCCCAATCTGTACTCACGTGATCGCGTAACCGTCGCTGCCGGCCAAACCCTGCCTCTGGGAACCGTTCTCGGCATGGTGACTGCGACAGGGAAGGTCAAGCAGATCGACCCGTCCGCCACCGACGGCAGCCAGTACGCCGCGGGCGTCTTGATGCAGGACGCCGATGCCCATTTGGCGGATCGAAACGACGGCTTGATGGTGGCACGTCACGCCATCGTTGCCGATCACGCGCTCCAGTGGCCAGCCGGCATCGCCGCAGAAGAGCAGCAGGCCGCCATCCTTCAACTCAAAGCACTGGGTGTCCTGGTGCGTACCGGCGCTTAAAGCCAGGGAGATCAACCATGCAAAACCCTTTCCACAATCCTGCGTTCGCGATGGCATCCATGACGGCGGCCATCAACCTCATTCCCAATCGCTACGGACGCATGGAGGAGCTCAAGCTCTTTCCCGCGAAACCCGTACGCACCCGTCAAATCGTGGTGGAAGAGCAGAACGGTGTGCTCAACCTGCTGCCGTCCATGCCGCCCGGCTCCCCTGGTACGGTCGGTACGCGCGGTAAGCGCAAGGTTCGCTCCTTTGTGATTCCTCACATCCCGCATGACGACGTGGTGTTGCCCGAGGAAGTCCAGGGGCTGCGCGCCTTCGGTTCGGAAACCGAGATGGAGTCTCTGGCTGGCGTGATGGCACGGCATCTGGAGACCATGCGCAACAAGCACGCCATCACCCTGGAGCATCTGCGCATGGGGGCGCTTAAAGGCGTGATCCTGGATGCGGATGGTTCGGTGATCTACGACCTGTACGACGAGTTCGAGATCACGCCGGCCACGGTCAATTTCGAACTGGGTAACGCCAACACCCAGGTCAAGAAAAAGTGTGCCGAAGTGCTGCGCCACCTGGAAGACAACCTCAAGGGCGAGTACATGACTGGTATCCACGTGCTGTGCTCCCCCGAGTTTTTCGATGCCCTCACGGGCCATGCCAAGGTCGAACAAGCCTTCACCAACTGGCAGCAGGGTGTCGTGCTGATCAACGACATGCGCGCTGGCTTCACCTTTGGCGGCATCACTTTCGAGGAATATCGTGGCCAGGCTACGGATGCCAGCGGTACCAGCCGGCGCTTCATCGCAGCAGGCGAGGCACATGCTTTTCCGCTGGGCACCATTGACACCTTCGGCACCTACTTCGCGCCAGCCGACTTCAACGAGACAGCCAACACGCTGGGCCAGCCGCTGTATGCCAAGCAGGAGCCGCGCAAGTTCGATCGGGGCACCGATCTCCATACCCAGTCCAACCCGCTGCCGATGTGCCATCGGCCGGGCGTGCTGGTCAAGCTGACGATGGCTTGATCATGGCGCTCATCGACAACCTCTTTGAGGCAGCTGCCCACGCCGGGTTTCTTAAGCCCTGTGTCTGGCGGCCCAGCGATGGTTCGCCCGAACAGGCACACCTCGTGGGCTTTGCCGCCCCGGACGAAACCCTGCTCGACGGTTTGACGCTGAGCACGGAGTACGTGATGTCTTACCCAGCAAGCGTCTTGGTGGGATTGGCCGCACGCGAGTCCGTCGAAATCGATGGTCAGTCGTTCCAGGTGCGTGATATTCGAGCTGTGGGCGATGGCTCGGAGCTGCGCGCCAAACTCAGCAGGATCTGACCCATGGCCGGCAACTCGATCCGCGAGCGGATTCTGCTGGCGGTGATGGCGGCTGTCCGTCCGTCCGTCGAAGCCTTGGGCGCCACCTTGCACCGTTCGCCCACGGTGGCCATTAGCCGGGAGCAATGTCCGGCGCTGGTGGTGTTTCCCGAGACTGAAACCATCACTGAACGCGCCAACGATCGCGTTACCCGCGAGCTGACGGTTCGCTTGGTCGCCTTGGCGCGAAACGTCGCTCCGACGACTCCCGAAACAGAGGCTGATCGCCTTCTCACCGCTGCCCACCTCGCCTTGCTGGCGGATGGAACGGTCGGTGGCTTGGCACTCGGCGTCAGGGAACAGGAGTGCGAGTGGGAGGTTGATGACGCCGATGCCGTGGCGGTGGCCTTGCCGGCGCGGTATCGCATCACCTACCGCACGCTCGCCAACGACATCTCGATCCAAGGATGACCCTATGCCACGACTCGTTCTGACCCGGCCGCATACCCATGCGGGGAAAACCCACGCCGCAGGCGTCGTTCTCGACGTTGATGCCGACATCGCCGAGTGGCTGCTGGCCAACGGCATCGCCGAACCCGAACCCAAACCGAACCGTGGGGAGCTTGAGACCTCCCTCGTTCAACGTAAGGAATCCAAACCATGAGCACCTACGCTTCATTCCAAGGCCGCGTCTTTCTCGGCAAGCGTGACACGGCCGGTCTGCCGATCGAAGTCCGCTCGCCCGGCAACGTGGCCGAACTCAAGCTGTCCCTCAAAACCGATGTGCTTGAACACTACGAGAGCCAGACCGGCCAGCGCTCGCTGGACCACCGTATGGTCAAGCAGAAATCGGCCACGGTGAACCTGACGATCGAGGAGTTCACTAAAGAGAACCTCGCATTGGCCCTTTACGGCAACCACGTCACAGGGTCCGGTGGCACGGTTACCGCAGAGCCCATCGGCAGTGCAGTGCCAGTGGTTGGCGACCGCTACTTCCTGGCTCACCCCAAGGTGTCGAGCCTGGTGGTGACAGACTCAGCCGGGACGCCCGCCACCTTGACCTCCGGTACCCACTACACGGCCGATCTGGACTTTGGTGCCGTCCAATTTCTGGACACCACCGGGTTGACCGCACCGTTCAAGGCCAGCTACGCCTACGGCGTCGCCACCGAAATCGGCATCTTCACTCAGGCGCTGCCCGAGCGTTACCTGCGGCTGGAGGGCATCAACACCGCGCAAGGCAACGCCAAGGTGCTGGTCGAGCTCTACCGCGTCGCATTCGATCCGCTGAAGGAAATTTCCTTCATCTCCGACGAGTACAACAAGTTCGAGTTGGAAGGCTCGCTCCTGGCCGACACCACCAAGCCCTATGACACGGTGCTCGGCCAGTTTGGCCGCATCGTCCAGCTCTGATGGGGGCCACCATGAGTGATCTGGAAACCCTCATCCCGCAGGCGGTCGAACTGGTTATCAATGGCGAGCCGCTGGCCATCAAACCGCTCAAGGTCGGGCAGATGCCTGCCTTCCTGCGAGCGATCTCGCCGGTGATGCAGCAGCTCACCACGAGCGAGATCGACTGGCTGGCGCTGTTCGGTGAGCGCGGTGACGACCTGCTGTCGGCCATCGCCATTGCGGTCGGCAAGCCCCGCGCTTGGGTTGAGGAGCTGGATGCCGATGTGGCGATCCTGCTCGCGGCCAAGGTGATCGAGGTGAACGCCGATTTTTTTACTCGGACGGTGATCCCGAAGCTCGACGGCCTGTTCGCGCAAACGAAGCTGACGCCCGTGATGGCGGGCGGGGCGATGGCTGGTTCAGCACTGTCCAACACCTGATCGAGCACGGACACCGCCTGCCAGACATCCTCGACTACACCCTGGCGCAGGTGCGCGGCTTCGTGGCCGCCACAGCCCGCACAGACGCGGCCCGCGATGCGCGGTTGCTCTCGCTTGTCGCGATCGGCACGCGCGGCGATGCCCGTCATCTCGACAAAACCCTCGACAGGCTCACCGACCATGCGCATCTCCGTCCGCATCAATAGCGCAGCCGCGCAGGCGCAACTGCGTCGCTGGGGTGGCGAGTTCCGTGAGAAGGTCAAGAAGGCCGTGTCGCGGGCCATTGCCAGCGAGGCGTCCGAGCTCAAACAGGACGTTCGCGGCCACGTCGCGGGCCAAATGGCGGTGGTCAAGAAGTCCTTCCTCAAAGGCTTCACCGCCAAGGTGCTCGACAAAGACCTGAACCGCCTGCCCGCGCTGTACGTTGGCTCGCGGATTCCGTGGTCGGGTATGCACGAGCGCGGCGGCCTGATCGCCGGTCGGATGCTGATCCCGCTGCACGGGCGGGTCGGCAGGAAACGCTTCAAGGCGCAGGTCGCAGAGCTGATGCGCGGTGGCAATGCCTATTTCATCAAGAACGCAAAGGGGAACATCGTCCTGATGGCCGAGAACATCAAAGAGTACGACCGGCCACTGGCAGGCTTCAAGCGCCGCTATCGCAAGGCCGAGGGCGTCAAGCGCCTCAAGCGCGGTGCGGACATTCCGATTGCCGTGCTGGTGCCCAAGGTCGTGCTCAAGAAGCGCCTCGATATCGAACGTCTGGTCGCGGGCCGCATCCCGCGTCTGTCGTCGGCCATCGAAAAGCAGATCCGGACGGTGGATTGAGTCATGGCAAACCGTATTTCCGTCCTTGTCGCGCTCGAAGGGGCCGACGAGGGTCTCAAGCGCGCCATAGCGTCCGCCGAGCGCAGCCTGGGCGAACTCTCAAGTACCGCCAAGACTGCCGGTGAGAAGGCGGCCGCTGGGATGGCCGAAGTCAAGGCTGGGATGTCGGCGTTCGGCGATCAGGTGGCGACTGCCAAGACGCAGTTGCTGGCCTTCTTGTCGATCAACTGGGCAGCGGGCAAGGTTCAGGAGATCGTCCAGATCGCCGATGCCTGGAACATGATGTCCGCGCGCCTCAAGCTCGCCACTGCCGGCCAGCGCGAGTACGCCGTCGCCCAGAAAGAGCTGTTCGACATCGCCCAGCGCATCGGCGTGCCAATCCAGGAAACCGCAACGCTGTACGGCAAGCTGCAACAGGCAGTGCGCATGCTGGGTGGCGAACAGAAGGACGCGCTGACCATCACCGAGAGCATCTCGCAGGCGTTGCGCCTCTCAGGTGCTTCGGCCACCGAGGCGCAGTCGTCCTTGCTGCAGTTCGGCCAGGCCCTGGCCTCGGGGGTGCTGCGGGGCGAAGAATTCAACTCGGTTGTTGAAAACAGCCCCCGCCTGGCGCAGGCCTTGGCCGATGGGCTGAACGTGCCGATCGGACGGCTGCGCAAGCTGGCCGAGGAAGGCCGCCTGACGGCCGATGTGGTGGTCAACGCGCTCATGAGCCAGAAGGACAAGCTGGCCAGCGAGTACGCCCAACTGCCGGCCACCGTGAGCCAAGCTTTCGAGCGCCTGCGCAATGCCTTCGGGCAGTGGGTCAGCAAACTCGACGAGTCGACCGGCTTCACAAAGAAGCTGGCCGAGGCTCTGACGTGGCTGGCGCAAAACCTCGACACAGTGATGCAGTGGTTAAAGCGCATCGCAGAAGTCGGTCTGGCCGTATTGATCTACCGCTTGATCCCGGCGCTGATCACCGCGTGGCAAACCGCCGGTGCGGCTGCCGTGGCGGCCGCAAGTGCTACCTCGGCCGCCTGGGCGACCGCGAATCTGTCGGTTTCGGCGGCAGTGGCCAGCGTGGGTGTGCTCAAGACGGCGTTCGCCGTGCTGGGGGCCTTCCTGGTCGGCTGGGAGATTGGGACATGGCTGTCCGAGAAATTCGAGATTGTCCGCAAGGCGGGCATCTTCATGGTCGAGATGCTGATGAAAGGCATCGAGCAGTTGCAGTACCGCTGGGAAGTTTTCAAGGCGGTATTCACCTCCGACACCATCGAGCAGGCTACGAAGCGCCACGAGCAGCGGCTTGCGGAGATGAACCAGATCTTCGCCCAGATGTACACCGACGCATCCAAGGGATCGGACGCTGCCAGGGGCGCGATGAACACCGCAGCGACCGCCGCCGAGGAGATTGCCAAGCGGCTGGAAGCCGTTCGTCAGGGAACTCAGGAGGCGGTCGGACGTGGCATCGAAGCCGTCCACAGCGCGTTGGAAAAGCTGAAGTCCCGCCTCGGTGAGGTCGAGCAGGCAGTCGGCAAAGCCAATCAGACGGTCAATGACTCCACCGCCAAGATGGCCGAGGCCTACAAGGGGCTGACCACCATCGTTGAAGCCAACTTGCAGCGTCAAATCGAAGCGGTCAAGGCGCGCTACCAACAGGAACAAGCGGCGCTCGATCAAAAGACCCAGTCTGAAACCGCACTGATCACCAAATCGACCACGCTGCTCACCGAGGCCCTGCAGCAACAGACCACGCTGCGCCAACAAGCCACCACGGCCACGCTGAAACTGATCGACGACGAAGGGCGTGCTCGCACAGAAGCTGCACAGCGGCAGGGACAGACTGAAGCAGAGCGCTCGGCTAACGTTACCCGCGTCGAAAACGAGATCCTGGCCACCAAGCGCCAGACCTTGAGCCAAGCCCTGTCGGAATACCGACAGCACATCGATGCCCTGAACGCCGAAGCCAACCGGCACTTGGCCGAAGTCCAGCGCATTGAGAACGAGAAGCGCCAGTTGTCGATGACGACAGAGGAGCGCATTCGCGAGATCGCCCGTCAGGGCATGACCGAGTTCCAGGCCAACGAGGATCGCAAGTACCAGATCGCCGAGTATCAGGAAAAGGCTCGCGAGGCCCTGGCCAACGGTGAACTCGAACTGGCTCGGCAACTGGCTCAAAAAGCCATGGACCTGGCGGCGCAGGTGGCGACATCGCAGACCAACGAGGCCAAGCGCGCTGAGGATGCCAAGAAGCAATCCGAGCAAAACATGACCCAGGTCGTGCAGCTCGAAGCGCAGTCGCGCGAGGCGTACCGCAAGCAGGAGTACGCGACCGCTGACCAGTTGATGCGCCAGGCGGACACCTTGCGGGCCGAAATCGCCCAGAAGTCCCAGGCTGCCGACCAGGCGGCGGTGAAGAGCAAGAATGAAGTAGCTGGGGCGATTGGGGCCATCCGCACGTCAGAGGAGTTGCTCAACAAGACACTGGATGCAGAAAGCGCGGCACACCAGAAAGCGGCACAGTCGGCGATCACGGCACGGGATCAGATCAAGCAGACCCTGACGCAGACCGAAACACAGATCGACCAGATCACTACCAAGCTCAAGGATGGGCTGAAGGTCACGATCGATGCCGACAAAACCCGTTTCGATCAAGCGATCGCGGATCTGGACAAGGCCTTGGCAGAAAAACAGTACCTGCTCCAGATTCAGGCTGATCTGCAGGAGGCCGAGAAGAAGCTGAAGGAATATGAGCAACTGCTCAAGGAGGGTAAGACCCTCCCGGTCGACGCGGATGTCAGCAAAGCGAAGGAAGCACTCGACAAGCTCAAGACCTACGCTGACCAAAATTCGCAGTTCGAACTGAAGGTGGCGACGGAGAAGGCGCAGGCGGCGATCACCAACGTCGAGGGGATGATCAAGGCGCTGGATCGCATCCAGACCGAGTCTCGGCATCAGGTCAGCACCAATGCCGACGCGGCCCGAGCCGAGGTGATGAGCCTGAACGGCGCCAATACATCGAGCACGCACACCATCTATGTGCAGCGGGTCGAGGTCAACGCCACCGGCGGCCTGGTGGGTGCTGGCGCGAGTGGTGGTGTCAGGCGCTTTGCAGACGGTGGTGCGGTGGTTCCGGCATTTCCCAGGATGGGGGGCGGTTCGGTGCCTGGATCCGGCCACCACGACACAGTGCCGCGCACACTGGATGCCGGTGCCTTCGTGATCCGCAAGGCTGCGGTGCAAAAGTATGGCAGCGGTGCGCTCTCGCGGCTCGCCAATGGGGTGGCCCGTTTTGCCACTGGCGGCGCGGTGATGCTGGGTGGTGCAAAACGCCAACCCAGCAACGCAGCCGACAACAGTGGTGATAGCACGACTGCTACCCCGAAGAAAAACCGTGACGCGTTCGAAGCCCTGAAGATGATCGAGCTGGGTCTTCAGGGGATGAACGAGTACACGAGCTGGCTGCAGTGGAACTACGGTGCCTCGGTCAGCCTGGATATGCGCAGCAAGACGATGGAGAACTACGGCAAGCAGGCGCAGCAGGACCGGCGCACGCTGGAAGAGTTCATCGGTCGCAAAACGCTCACCGGTAACGAGCGGCAGAACCTCGAACGCATCAAGCAGACGTGGCGGCAGGCGATGGCCCAGCCGCTGCTCTGGGGCAAAGACCTGGAGCGCGAGCTGATCGACTACATGGAGCAGAACCAGGGCGAGTACTACCGGCGCGGTGGGCTGTCGAAGTCCGACACCGTTCCGGCAATGTTGACCCCGGGTGAGTTCGTTGTGAATAGGGATGCGGTGGCGCGCTACGGCGCAGGTTTTTTCGAGGCGATCAACAACCTGTCCGCTCCGGCGCAGGCCTTGGCTGGGCGCGTGATGGCTGGTGTCCAAGGATTCGCCTCTGGCGGGCTGGTGCAGCCCATTGGCTCCGCGCTGGCTCGCCCCATCCTTGCGGGCGACGGTGGTCCGACGCGCACGGTACGTGTGGAGCTGTCCTCGGGTGACCGAAAGGTCCAGGCCTCTATCGATGCACGCGACGAGTCGCGTCTTCTGCAACTTCTAGACGCCGCTCGTACCCGGGCAGCGTGAGCTCACTCCCATGCAACTGAAGAACCTCAGTAATGAGGCGGCCTTGGTGCTGCCTGACGATTTGTTGTGGGGCGATGAGCACAGCTGGTCGCCCACGGTGGCGACCAGCGCTTACCTGATCACCGGGGCGCTGCTGATCCAGTCGGCCACGCGACTGGCGGGACGTCCCATCACCTTGGTGGGCGCGCCCGATATGGCCTGGGTGACGCGCGCAACAGTGGAACAACTGCGGCTTTGGGCTGCTGAGGCGCCTTCTGAGGCCACGGGCCGTTTCCAGCTGACCTTGGCGGATGGTCGCACTTACACGGTGGCCTTTCGGCATACGGAGACCGCGATCGAAGCCGAGCCTGTGCTCGGCTTTCCGGCCCAGTCTGACGCTGACTTTTACCGATTGACCCTTCGATTCCTGGAGCTCTGACATGCCGATCCAAGCCGGCGACGTGAAACTGCTGAAATCTGCCGTGATGGCCGATGTGCCCGAAGGCGGCGGAGCGCCGACGGGGCATGCCATTGCCGATGGCGTTTCCAATGCCATCTTCCCCGACATCTCCGAGGTGGACCGGGCCGGTGGGCGCGTCAATTTGCGTAAGACCTTCGTCTCGGTGCAGACCGACGACACCGACACCTATTTCGGGGCCAATGTCATCGTCGCCGAGCCGCCTGCCGATCCGCGGGTGAGCGTCACGCTGTTCTCCACCGAGCGTACCTTCGATACCCGGGAGCAAGCGCAGGTACGCATCGAGGCATATCTCAACAAAGGGCCGGAGTGGGCTGGCTATCTGTTCGAGAACCACATTGCCGGTCAGCGGGTGATTCAGCTCTTTCAGCGCACCACGGACGCCATCCCCAACGTCGGTCAGACGTTGGTCCTCATTGAGAACGAGGGCTTGTCCACCCAGAAGGAGCAATACGTGCGCGCCACCTCGGTCTCCGTGGTCGAGCGCACCTTCACCTACAACAACGACCAGGATTACAAAGCCAGCGTGGTCACCGTCGATATCAGCGACGCCTTGCGTTACGACTTCACGGGATCGCCTTCGAACCGACTGTTCACGCGAACCAGCAACAGCACCAAGATCCGTGACACCGTGGTGGCCGATGCCGGGACCTATGTTGGGGTGGTGCCGCTCACGAAGACCGGGGCACTGGGCGATTTCACGATCAAAGGGGCATCGATCTACACGCAACTGGTGCCCAGCGCCCAGACTGAGACGCCCATCTCGTTTGTGCCGCCGTACGCCGCTGCAGGACTGCCGGTTCCCAGCGCATCCACGGTCAGCTACACGGCCACCCATGCCTGGAGCACCAGCGTGAATTTCCAGCTGCCCGGGGGATGCCTGCCCGGGTCGCTGACCATCGCCACCGATGGCATCACCATTTTTGATGACGCCGGCTTGCTCAAGACAGCCAGTGGCACGATCGGCACCATCGACTACGCCAACGGCATCCTGTCCCTGAACTCGGGGACGATGTCGAATTCAAAGCTCGTCACCTACCGGCCGGCGGCCCAGATTCTGCGGGCGCCACAGAGCTCGGAAATCCAGGTGACGCCGGAGTCGCGCAGCCAGTCCTACGTGGGCACGCTCCTACCGGTGGCCCAGCCTGCCACCTTCTCGATCAGCTATATGGCCCAGGGGCGTTGGTATGTGCTGTCGGACGCGGGCAACGGTTCGCTCAAGGGACTGGATGCGAGCTATGGCGCCGGCACCTACAACAAGGACACCGGTGCCTTTGTCGTCACCCTGGGCGCCTTGCCTGATGTCGGTTCATCTTTGGTGCTGACCTGGAACGTCCCAACGCAAGAAACCGCACAACCGATCGCCAGCCTCAAGGCCGCGCAGACGTTGACCCTGAACCCACCGTCCGGTCTGGCGGTGCAGCCCGGCACGCTCTCTGTCTCCTGGGAGCACGGCGGCACCAAAACAGCGACGGCCTCGGCGGCCGGTACGCTTTCCGGCGCGGCCACGGGCAACCTGAGTGCAGCGCAGCACCAGGTGGAATTCGCGCCCAATCTGCTGCCTGCGGTGGGTACGACGCTGACGGTCAATTACGTCGCCGGTCCCAAACAAGAAGAGAACTTCGCTCATCCGTCCCGCAATGGGGCGGGTCAGGTGCCGGTCACGGCCACGCTGGGTTCGATCTTGCCGGGGTCCCTGGAAGTCGAATGGAACACGCTGACCGATACCACGGGCTTGGGGGTCTATACCCTTAAGCAGATTCAGGAGATGGGGATCGGCTTGTGGAACGGGGTCGACCCAACCCAGATCGCCCGTGACGATGGCACGGGCAATGTGGTGCTCAATGGCAGTGTGATCGGTGCGGTTGACTACGACACGGGCGAGGTTCTCTTCGCGCCGGATGTCACGATCAAGATTCCGAAACCGGTCTACACGGCACAACGCCTGGGGTGGGCGACAGCAGGCGGATGGCAGCAAATGTTCCGCCTGAACTACGCCGGCATCCAGTACATCGATGCGCCATCGCTCTACCCGAACGACGAGTCCGGCTATGTGAAGCTGCGCTACAACAGTGCCGGCTCGACCAGCAATCAGTCCGAGACCTTCACCTTCAGTCCTTCGTTTCGCCTGGTGCCTGGGGTTCAATCCCAGGTGGTGACAGGCACGGTCTTGCTGACGGTGGCAGGCTCCCAACCCTGGGGCGATAACGGCCAGGGCACGCTGCGGGAATACACCACGTCAGGCTGGGTGACCCGAGGCACGATCAACTATCTCTCGGGCGAGGTCAGGCTGACGTCCTGGACGACGGGGATCAGCAACGCAATCAACCGAGTCAGCTGTGTCACGACGGTCGGCGAGAACATCTCGAGCGAATTCGTGTTCCGCAGCGGCGCAGCCCCATTGCGTCCGGGATCGTTGTCGATCCAATTTGCACGCGCCATCGGGGGAACGCAGAGCGTTACCGCCGGCATCGATGGCGTCATCAATGCCGCTGGGGTCAGCGGGTCGGTGGACTACGAAACGGGACTGGTGCGGGTGCGCTTCGGCACCGTCGTCACGGCTGCCGGTAATGAATCCGAGCCCTGGTTTGATGCCAGCAACGTCAGCACCGATGGCAAGGTCTTCAAGCCCGAGCCGGTGGCGGCGTCCAGTGTGCGCTACAGCGCGGTGGCCTACAGCTACTTGCCGCTGGACGCTGATCTGCTGGGCATCGACCCGGTACGCCTGCCCAGCGATGGACGGGTGCCGATCTTCCGCCCGGGCGGATTTGCCGTGGTCGGCCACACCGGGCGTATCACCACCTCCGTGACCAACGGGCAGACGATCTCGTGCGGCCGGGTCCGACTGTCCAGGGTCCGGGTTGTTGGCCAGGACGGTGGGGTGATCCAAACGGGCTACTCGACTGATCTCGAAGCGGGCACGGTGAGTTTCAGCAATGTCAGTGGTTACAGCCAGCCGGTGACGATCGAGCACCGCATCGAGGACATGGCGGTGGTGAGCGATGCGCAGATCAATGGCGAGATCAGTTTTACACGCGCTCTGACCCACGACTACCCCCTGGCCAGCTCGGGTGACCCGACCTCGGGCAGCTTTGTGGCGAGCGCCTTGATGGCCGGCGACCTGTTCGCGCGGGTCAGTCTGGTGTTCGACCAGGCCTCGTGGAATGGCGCATGGTCCGACAGCCTGTCGGGCGCCTCGGCTACCGCGACCTTCAACAACACCCAATACCCGATCCGGGTGACCAACCGAGGCGCGCTCACCGAGCGTTGGATCGTGCGTTTCACGAACAGCACGGCCTTCGAGGTGATCGGTGAAAACGTCGGCGTGATCGCCTCGGGCAACACCAGCACCGACTGCGCTCCGAACAACCCGTCGACCGGCGTGCCGTACTTCTTCCTGCCGGCGCTCGGTTGGGGCAACGGCTGGGCCACCGGCAACGTGCTGCGCTTCAACACCATTGGCGCGCAGTTTCCCGTCTGGGTGGTGCGCACGGTCCAGCAAGGACCGGAAACCGTGCCTGACGACGCCTTCACCCTGCTGCTGCGCGGGGATGTGGACACGCCTTAATGAGAAACCACGATGACTGACTTGAGCGTCAAATACTTCAACAACGCCATGGCGGGAGCCCCCCAGGTGTCCAATGCCTGGGGCGACTTGGTCAACATGCTCGATGCCGTTCTGGTGAATGGCTTCAACCTCAAGGCGATCGATCGCCTGAGCTTTGCCGATGGCCATGCCACCGCCACGATCACCACCGGCCACAGCTACCTGAAAGACCAAGTGGTGTTGATCGAGGGGGCCAACGAGACGGCCTACAACGGCCAGTTTCGCATCGTCAGCGTCACGGCCACCACGTTCAGCTATGCGGTGAACGGCACGCCGGCCTCACCGGCCACCACCGCGACCAGCCTCTCGGCCAAGGTCGCACCGCTGGGGTGGGAGATCGCCTTCTCCACCACCCACAAGCGCGCCTACTGCAGCATCCACCCGCAGTCGCCGGGCAACCTGCTGCTGATCGACGACAGCCTGAAAGGCGCATCCTATGGCACCACCTGGGCGAAATGGGCCAACGTCGGCATCGTCGAAGACATGGCCGACATCGGCACCATCGTCGGTGCCCAAGCTCCGTTCGATCCGAGCAAACCGCAGCAGAACTGGACGCAGTGGGAAGCCAATCAGTGGGGCTGGCACAAGTGGTACCACGCGCAGCAGTCGGGCTACGAGAACTACGGCGATGGTGGCGGCGGCAACCGCAACTGGGTGCTGGTGGGCGACGATCGCCTGTTCTTCCTGTTCTTGACCAATGCGGCGGGGTACAACTGGTACGGGCGCAATTTCTATTGCTTCGGCGACCTCGAAAGTTTCAAACCGGGCGACCGTTACCACACGGTGCTGTGCGCGGATGATCGCTATTGGAGCATCAACAACCAGTATTCAAGCTATCCCGGCCAGTACAACGGCTATGGGCTGACCCACTCGCTGGACGTGGGGGGCAAAGTCATCTTGCGCAACCACACGCAGGTCGGCAACTACGTGCGTTGGGGTGTGACATCGCTCAACACCAACAACGGTCAGCAGGTGTGCGGGCGCGGCAACCTGCCGTTTCCCAATGGAGCCGACTACAGCCTGTGGCTGATGCCAACCTATGTACGGCAGGAGGACGGTCACCTGCGCGGAATGATGCCGGGCATGTACTGGATGCACCAAGACCGGCCGTACACCGATCAGACCATCGTCGACAACGTCGTGGGGCAGTCTGGCCGGCGCTTTCTGCTGGTCCGCACCCAGTACAGCTCGGAAGCTGAAGGGGCGCAGGTGGCTTTCGACATCACCGGGCCATGGCGGTGATCCATGAGCCGCTTACTACTGCCCAGATTGGGCACGGGCAACGTCGTCCCATTCTTCAACAACTACGGCGTCTCCAAGGATGGCAATCCTTGGGGTGACGGCGGTTCCGATACTTTCGATGGAACCTCGGGCGCCCAGGTCAGCAGTTCGACGGGCTGGGTGCGCATCGCGGGCAACACCTACACCACGCCGGATGGCTCGATCGATGTCACCAAGGCGCTCGGCTCCGACGCGGTCGACATCGGCGTCTACTCCGGCTGGGCCGTTGCGGGGATCTGGGTGTGCGAGATCGAACTGGGACACGAACCACTCACGCCGCTGAACTTCCGCTTCTGGTGCAACACCGGCTACGACGGCAGTAACGCGACCGGGATGGTTACGCGGGACTTTGAGTTGGATGGCGAGACCTACGAGCTGAAGACCGTCTGGAGCACCAACAGCTATCAAGATTCCTGGGCGACCACGGGCGAGACACAACTCACCGTGACCATCGTGCCCTACCTGGCTGCGCACAACCTGCCCGGCGCCAACCCGTTTCAGTTCAGTCGTTCCGGGGATTCGGTCGACCACTTCGTCAATGGCGTCTCGCGCGGCGCCACGATGTACATCCAGTGGGGCAAGGCCAGCGTAGCGGAGGTCCAAGACTGGATCATCGGTGATCTGGTGGCTGGCGAAGAGTTCACGAACCCACCGCATGAACGCACCTTGCTGCTCAACACGGCACCCGGTGCGCGTTGCGCGTCGCTGCCCCACTGGCACAGCCCGAACTCGGTGCTTTGGGACCGCGTCGGCGGCTTTGATGCGTGCTGGCGTGCCTTGCCCGAGTTCCGGCGCCACATCCACTTCGGTGGCGCCGGGGTCATCACCGGGTCCGTCAAAGAGAAGGCCGCTCAAACCGGCACGCCTAACCGACCGCTGGTGCGTCGCGTCCAACTCTTCAGCGCCCAGACGAACCTGTTGGTGGCCGAGACCTGGAGCGCGGCGGACGGTAGCTACCGCTTCGATCACCTCGACCCTGATCAGCGCTTCACCGTCGTCGCCCACGACCACGAGCATCACTACCGGGCGGTGATCGCCGATCGTTTGCAACCGCAGGTGAGCGCATGACGATCACGCTGAGCACCGAACATCAGCTCGCCCGCCTGGAGAGTACCCGGGCCTTCCTCGATCGGGGCACTCAGCCGGCACGGGTACGGATCTACAGCGGGGTGCGTCCTTCGCACCCCAATGACACGCCCAGCAGCGTGATGCTGGTCGAAGTTCGCCTCACCCGGCCCTGCGGCAGCGTGGTTGGTGGGCAGCTGGTGCTGACCGCCCAAGAAAACGCCTTGATCACCGCCTCGGGCCTGGCGAATTGGGCGCGGCTGGTCAATGGTGAGGACGTCACCGCGATGGACCTCGATTGTTCCGATCTGGCCGGTGACGGCGAGATCCGTTTTGAGCAGACCCAGCTCTATGCGGGCGGTTACGCCCAAATGGCTAACGCCGTTCTCGGCTGAGCCACCTCGTTTCTCGCACTTCCTTCGTTTTCCATTTACAGGAGCCATTCATGGCAAACAGCCTTTACGACAAGGGCCGGCAGCGCTTTCTCGAAGCACAACTGAACTGGCTCATCGACGACATCAAGGTGGTCATGGTCGACACGGCCGTCTACACCTTTGCCTCGACCCACGAGTTCTTCGCCAGCATTCCGGCAGCGGCCCGCATCACCGCGCCCACCACCCTGACCAACAAGACCAGCACCAACGGTGCCGCCGACGCGCAGGATGTGACGTTCGCGGCGGTCAACGGTCCCTCGATCGAGGCCCTGGTGATTTACTGCGAGGTGCTGGGCACCGATGGCATCACCCCCGATGAGGCCGCTTCGCCCCTGATCGCCTACATCGACACCGCCACCGGCCTGCCGATCACGCCCAACGGTGGCGACATCATCGTCACCTGGGACAACGGCATCAACAAGATCTTCCGTCTGTGAGGGGCGCTGACCATGACGACCCCGGTTCGCTTCTGGCGACTCTATTTCCGCAGCGTCAACACCTACAACTACGGACAGTTGATCTTCCGGACCTTGAGGCCGCATGACGCCAACGGCAATCCGCTGATTAGCGGGGTGACCCTGTCGATCTCGGCGGGTCTGATGAACGGGACCTCGTTTCCCTTGGCCAACCTGATCGACGCCGATACCACCACGGCCACCTACTGCGGGGTGAATTACCCCGATTACCAGACGACCACGTCCTGGCGCTTCGTGCAGTTCACGTACACCGACCCGGTGTTGTGGGACTACCTGCTGGCCAACCTGTCGGAGACGGCGCTCAACAGCAACTCTGTGGTGCCGGCTAACTCCGTCGACTTCTGCATCGATTCGTCCCCGGACAACGTGACCTGGAACCGCCAGGCCATGGTCTACCGTCCGGTGCTCGCCGCTAACAGCGACTACAAGTTCAGCGCCACCACCAAATCGACCACCTACCCGATCCCGTCGCGCATCAACATCGGTGGCTCGGGTGGGATCTACGGCATCGTCTCGGAAGACGGCGTCGCGCAGGCCGACCGCCCGGTGCTGCTGTTCGAGCGCGATACCTTTTACAAGGTGGGCTACACCACGACTGACCAGAACGGCGGCTACGCCTTCAACGGCCTCAACGAAAACCGCGAATTCCTGGTCATGTCCTATGACCCCAGTGGCCCGCCGTACAAAAACGCCCTGGTCTGGGACCGTATTCAACCCATCAACACCAAGGGCAACCTGACCCCGCAATCGGCGTTCTGGGCCCGGCGTTGCCGCGAATCGTCACTCGGCATGCTGGTGAGCTTCGCGGATTACCTGAACGGTGCGACCTACCGCTACTTCCGCTCCAACATCCTCGGTCATGCAGAAAACATGCTGCAGACCACGGAGCAATTCTGGGGGTTCGACTTCTACCCGGACACCCGCGTCGGCGGTGCGATCCGTTTCCTGAAATCGGGCCGGCACCTGTCACCGACGGCCAACAACAACGGTCTGTTCATCCGGGCTGGCCAGGGCGCCATCAACGGCCGCAACCAAGCCAGCCCCCCGGAGAACTACACCAACCTCACCTGGGAATACATCTTCAAAGCGCCGGCGCCGAGTGAGACGGCGCTGATCTTCATGTGGGGTGGTCGGCGGGATTCGGACGACCACGCCTACTACGGGTACGACGACTACTGGGGCTACTACGGCATGACCGCCGGGCCCACCCTGGAGGTGACCTCGGCGGTGATGAACGTGCGTCTGGCCCTGAGCACCCGCAACCTCTCGATCGTGCGTGCCACGGCCCCCGTCATCGCAGGCGAGATTTACCACGTGATGGTGACCTACGAGCAGGACGCCAGCGTAAAACTCTACGTCAATGGTGTGCTGGTGCAAACCACTGCCATCACGGGCGGTGGGCGCTTGTGGAGCTGGTTGCGCTCGAACAACCCGACCAACGAGAACTGGGACTACCTCGCCACCACCAACCAACCCAACGGCGCAGCGCGCCGGTTTGATGCGCTGGCCATTGGCGGCTACGGTACGCCGCCCCATGGCCACGGTTCCGGTTGGGGCGCGGTACCGGCAGCGCATGGGGGTGGCTTCGGCTTGGCCGCGATGTACTACCGCACCTTCACAGACGCCGAGGTGGCGAGCTTCTACGACTCGTACCTCAACTGGGAGACGCATGTCGTCCCGCCCAAATACGCGGGGTACATGGCCGAGGTCGAAGCGGACAACCCGGTCTATTACTTTCGGATGAACGAGCTGCAGAGCCAGCGTCCGATCAATGCGCTGGGTCAGCAGGATTACTTTGCGTGGTACGAAGGCAATCCGGTGTTCAACGCCCCCGGCTTCGTGACCGGATCGAGTGCCATCACCACGAGCAATGGGTCGCTGCTGATCAACAACTTCAGCGTGCTGGCCTCGACCTTCACGGTCGAGTGTTTCGTGCGACCGACGGCGGTTACGGGCACGACGCGGATTTGGCTGCTGCGCATCTACAACGGCAACCCGCCGATGTACCTGTCCCTGGTTGGCGGCAATCTGCAGTTGTCGATCGTCGATGTGACCGGGACGACCACGACGGTGTTCTTCACCCACCCCAACCTGGTGGCCGGCACCGCTTACCACCTGGCCGTCACCTACGATCCCTGGCTAGAGAAGAAGACCCGCCTGTACATCAACGGGGTACAGGCCAACGAGCAGACCGCGACGGTGTTTCCCGACACCTACCGCACGGCCACCTGGCTGTGCATCGGCGCCAACGCTTCTGCCACCGCGCCGACCATTTCGGAGCGTTTCCAGGGGCAGATTGGCGAGTTCGCCGCCTACAACTACGTGTTGCCTGCGGCGCGTGTGCAAGCGCACTTTGATGCACGCAACACCTGAGGGTAGGAAGCATGTCGTACTAACCTGAGCCGTAAGAGGAGCAAGCCATGGCGGGCGCATTACCGGTCGCCGGCGTTGGCCTGGGCGATCAACAAAAATTTGGCTTTCCACGCGTCGAGAATGCCGCGTGGACGATCGCTCCCCAGGGATGGTCGTCGAGTCGGATTGCGCTGACGCACTCGATCTATTACCCGGATCAGAACGGGGCAGCGGTTTGGTTTGCCTTTGACCAAACCTATGCGCTGCCCTCGGTGGCCAATGTCGCCTTTCATTTCAGTGGCGATACCCTGGCAGCCGGGGTTTCAGCGGGAGACGGCGCGAAGTTTGGTGTGGCGGGCGTGGCCAATGCGGCGCGCACCTTGGCACCCCAAGGCATCGACAGCGGCGTGGTGCCGCGTGCCGCGCGCATCTGGCCGTCGGTTGCCAACAGTGGCGCGAGTCGAGACTTCGCCTTTGCTGCTGCTTATGCCCCTCTGACGGGGCAGAACACCGCGTTCTACTTTGGTGGGACCATGGTCGTTACGGCGGCCACGGTGGGCGACACCAGCCGTTTCGGCAGCATCGAACGCATCAAGAAGCCGCCACAGCTTTTTGCTGCTGGGTGGCAGTCGTCAAGGATCACTGGCAAGCCCCGCGTGGGGGCAACGGGCAGTATCGACTTCAACTTCGATGCGTCCTACGGGGTTCCGCCGGCAGCCAACACCGCATTCCATCTGGGCGTCGGTCAACCGCTGACGGCGTCTGCAGGGGACGCGTCCAAGTTTGGCTGGGCCGGGGTTCGTAACCTAGCGGCGACGGTGGCACCTCGAGGGATTGCACCACCCGAGAGCGTCGCACGACCCAAGGTCTTCGATGCAGACACCCAAGGGGCTACGGTCGATTTCGCCTTCGTGCAGGCCTTCCTCAACCGTCCGCCGGCACTCAATACGCCGTTTTACTTCGCCTGGGAGAGCCGGGCATTTCCGGATGGCTGGCAGGACACCGCCTTTGGTGCATCACGCGTCTGGCTGTTTCACAGCTTCTCCTACGGCCAAGGCTGGGATTCATCCCGGTTTGGCACCACTGTTGTGGAGAACTGGGCCGAGTTCGCCGCCACGCCCATGGGCATTGCACCGCCAGGGGCTGGTGTGCCGCATGTGGAGATTGCGCCACGTTTCCCCTTTGGCTTGAGTGGGGTGCTGCCGACGCTGACGTCGATGCACACGACGCTGCGCTATGTCTCCATGACCGCCCGACCCACAGTGGCGAACCGTCGCGATCACTGGCGACTGGCCAGCCCATCGGAACGCGGGATTCAGCACGGTCAGCAAGACACGCGCAAATCGCTGGCCGGCTGGCACAGTGATTGGCAAGTTGCCCGGCAGGCGCCTGAGGGTATCGAACACTTTCTACCGCAGCGTTTGCAGCCCAGTGCCTTACGCTGGGTTCAACGGCAGCAGGACGCGATGTCCCTGCCTTGGGAAAGTCGCCTACGGCAGCAGGATGCCAGTCCCTTGTGGCGAAACTTGAACGCACCCCATCAGGACGCCGAAGGGGCAGCTGTTGGCGTTCTGTGCCTTCAACAGGATGGCGATCGCTCGGTGCGTGCAAGTCGGCGTGACGTCTGGCAAGTGGCGGTGGCGCTCGCGCGAGGTCTGTCTAGCGATCACCAAAGCGCGCGGCCCGAGCGATGGGGCTGGGGCGGTCGGTACCAGGAGGCGCGCGTGCCACCGCCAGGGCTGTCTCGGGTCGTCATCCCTCCGGTCGTACCACCCGAGGCTTGTTATTCGCGCAGTCCGCACCTGGTGTTCGCGTCACCGCTTGCCAGTGACGGACTGCTGTTCTTCCAGTGCGACGCCTATTCGCCGTTGCCACCCCCCGTGGGTGGCACGGTGGTCGTTGCCATCCAGAAGGTCTATCTCGTGATCAATCATTGCACCTTGAAGCGCGTCTCGGACAACGTCCGTGTGCCGACCGTGTCCATGTCCTTGCGTCTGGATGCCGGCTCCTGGGTATGGGGCTTTGAGGCCAGTTTGCCGGGGGCTGCGCAGGCACTGGTCGAGCCCACCAACGTCGGCCCGGTCGAACTTTCGGCCTGGATTAATGGGACTGAATTCCGCTTCCTGGCAGAAAGCCTCAGCCGGGAACGCACGTTCGGACAGACGATGCTGCGGGTCAGTGGGCGTGGGCGGCAGGCGGTGCTCGATGCGCCCTACGCGGCGACGATGAGCTTTACCAACTCCGACGCGCGCACTCATCAGCAACTCTTCGATGATGTGCTGACCTTGAACGGCATCCCCTTGGGCTGGAGCATCGACTATGGGCTGGAGGCGTGGAATGTGCCGGCCGGAGTCTTTGCGCACCAGGGGACGTTCATCAGCGCGCTGGCCACCTTAGCGCGTGCGGGCGGGGCGTATCTGATTCCGCACCCCAGTGCGATGTCGTTCCAGGTTCGCCCCTTGTACCCGTTGGCACCTTGGCACTGGGGTGAAATTACCCCGGACTTTGTCCTGCCAGCGGCTGCGATGAGTCGCGAGTCGATCGCCTGGAGGGATAAGCCGGCCTACAACCGGGTCTTCGTCAGTGGTCAGGAACAAGGTGTCATTGGCCAGGTGACGCGTGCCGGTTCGGCGGGGGATTTGCTGGCGCCGATGGTCACTGATCCGCTAATCACGACAGCCGCCGCCGCACGTCAGCGGGGTCTGTCCATCCTCTCCGACACCGGACGACAACTGGAGATCGGGTTGCGTCTGCCGGTATTGCCTTCAACCGGGATCATTCGGCCTGGCGCCTACGTTCAGTATGAGGCCGAAGGCCAAACCCAACTGGGTCTGGTCCGCTCGACCAACGTCGAAGTCGGGCTTCCCGAGGTCCACCAGAGCCTGGGGGTCGAGTGTCATGCGTAATCTGTTCAAGGAGTTTCTGGCACTGATCCCTGATCCGGCCGTGCAGGTCGGGGTCGTGCAGTCCGTGTCTGCCAACGTGGCCACCGTGGTGTTGCCGGGTGGCGGCTTGTTGAAAGCACGCGGCGGCAGTCCCGAACTGGTGGGGCGCAACGTCTTCGTGCGCGACGGGGTGATCGAGGGGCTGGCGCCCGATCTGCCCACCGAAATCATTGAGGTCTGAAACCCGCTTTACTCAACCAACTATTTCTTCCCTTGAAACCCGTTCCGGTGCTCACGCGCCGGGCGGGTTTTGTTCTTTATGGAGACTGCCCATGTCTGATCAAGAAAAACCTGCCCTCGTCGAGAACATGCTCCTCTTGCGCAAAGAGGACTTCGACGATTTGCTCGACCGCGCTGCCGAACGCGGTGCGGAGCGTTGTCTCGCTCATCTGGGCCTGGAAAACGGCCACGCGGCGCGGGACATCCGTGAGCTGCGCGATCTGCTTGAAGCCTGGCGCGATGCCCGACGCACCGCCTGGCAGACCGTGATCAAGGTCGCTACCACCGGCATTCTGGCCATTCTCTTGGTCGGGGCTGCAATCAAGCTCAAGCTGATGGGAGGCTCGCAATGATCGAGACTCTGCTTGGTGGCCTCCTTGGAGGAGCCTTCCGCCTGGCGCCCGAAATCCTGAAATGGCTGGATCGCCGTGGCGAGCGTGGCCATGAATTGGCCATGCAGGACAAAGCGCTGGAGTTCGAAAAGTTGCGCGGGGCCCAGCGCATGGCCGAGATCGGTGCGGCTTCCGATGCGGCCTGGAATCTAGGCGCTGTCGAGGCCTTGCGTGATGCGGTGGCGGCACAGGGCCAGAAATCCGGTGTCGGTTGGGCCGACGCCTTATCGGTCAGCGTGCGACCCGTCATCACGTACTGGTTCATGGCCTTGTACTGCGCCGCCAAGACGGCAGCGTTCGCCGCTGCTGTGACCGCTGGCGCTGGCTGGGGAACGGCCATCCTGCATGCCTGGACGGAGGCCGATCAGGCGCTGTGGGCCGGGGTGCTGAACTTCTGGTTCCTGGGGCGCGTGTTTGACCGGGTGCGGCCGTGATCGAAGTACCCAAAGTGGCTATCGAGCTGGCCAAGCGCTTCGAGGGGTTTGAGCGCAAGGTGAAGCGCGGAATCGAGATCACCGCCGTTCCCTATATCTGCCCGGCAGGTTTCTGGACGATTGGTTATGGCCACCTTTGCGATCCCAAGCACCCGTCGATCACGGAGTCAGAAGCGGAGGCTTATTTAGTGCGCGATCTGCAAATTGCACTAGCGGCAACCCTGCGCTACTGCCCCCTGCTGGCTACTGAGGCAGAGGGTCGGATCGCAGCCATCGTGGACTTCACATTCAACCTCGGTGCCGGACGGTTGCAGACATCAACACTGCGTCGGCGAGTCAACCAGCGGGACTGGCTTGCTGCGGGGCAAGAACTGCGGCGATGGGTGTACGGTGGCGGCAAGGTGTTACCGGGTCTGGTCGCTCGACGTGAAGCTGAGATCGCCATCTTGATCGCCAGTTCGTAGACAGGCATCTGAAACCAAAGAATTGCAGCGGCCCCGTTCCCGCCTAGTTATGGATTGTTCCAGCATCCAGGGCTCCGCGAATCGAAGAACGTCACCTCTGTATCAGGCAAGGACCGTCCAGCAGCCTTTAACACCTGGTGGCAGAACGCTTGCTGATCTCCGTCTGGCTGGCCCGTGAAAACCGAGACGGCCATACGTCTTGGCGGATTCGCCGCGATGGCGTCGAGTACGTGATGATCTCGTTCGTCAAAGCTCCAGCCATAGACGACCAGACCCTCGCCAAGCGCGGGTAGCACTTCCTCATACACGTTCGTCAGGTAGTGACTCCGGCGTATCGCAGCGACCTTCTGCTGACTGGTTCCCTCGCTAACGAACACTGGTACATAGCGCCCAGACGCCCACCTGCGGGTAATCGTGTCAAGCAAATCACCTGCAGCGACAGCGATCTTTGTTTCATCGCCAATGTAGTCGCGCGCCACTGAGAGGCTGCCGTGAGGATAAAACACCAGAGTGGCACCAGAAGCGGGTGGAAGTGGACTGCGCAGATACCCCCAATCTGTCTGGAACTCACCATGATGGAAGGCATCCTTGAACCAACTCCCGTTCGCCGCGTTGAACAGCAACATGGCCCAGTACAGGGTAAGGTCGTAGTTCAGGCTAACAACGGTAGGAAACACGCTGGCAAACGCACCCACTCGTTGTAGGTCGGCGGCGACATCGGCATGTACCGGATGCACGCTGTGCACGGCTTCAATCAGTGCTGTGCGCACCTCAGCGTAGGCCGCAGAGATGTCGGCCGACGGTGCCCCCAATGCTCGGTTGACGTGCTCGGCATACCAGCACGCGAGCAGAACATGCTCGAAGTCGGTCGTCCCGAGTTTTGCGAATATTGGCGCAGTGGCGGCGAGTAGTCCTTTTGCATCGGCAACGCCATGCAGTGTTGGGTATGCGAACTCCTTGTGGATGGCGATGCTCGCGCCGTTGCCCAGAAGGAGGGAGCTCCAACCTTCAGCGCTGACAGAAGACCAGGCTTGAATATCAACTATGCCCATGATTTTCACAAGTCGTCACTGTAGGTTGATTCGCCACGTAAATCACCACCGCTATGCAACCCAACCCATGCCACACGATCCGGTCTCGTACAGCCATTCGTGGCCGCACACTTTGCAGCGGTAGTAAGCCACACCGGTAGCGCCCATCATCGGCGCAGGTGTCCTTGCATCAGCCATGTTGATTTCACTTCCCCATCAAACGTCAATGGGCGTGGTCTTCCAAACCTCCTGCGACAAGGCAATGAGCATTGCGTGGCGCTTCTCGATGGACGCCGCATTCCAGTTGGGGAAGGCCTCCAGCTTGGCGTTGATCCTGGAAATGGACGTGTTCTGTCCGACCTCAGTCAGCGCCACCAGACTGCGAGTCAGGTAGTTGCCGCTCTTGCTGTACTCAGACTGCTTGGCCTGGTAGAAGTCATTGCCAGCTACGATGTTGATCGGCTTCTCCAGCAAGGTCAGATTGCCGAGGCGGTTCTTGTAGTCGTCGTAGACCATGTTCGGGTTCTCCGCAGCCCATGTGGCACGCAACTCCGCCTTCGGGTTGTCGGGCAGGATGTGCTCGATCTCAAGTTTGGTGAATGGCTCCAAACTGCCCGGGGCTTTCAGCCCGCTGAACGCCATCTCGACGTGTTGGGTCAGCCGCGCCAGCAAATAGCGAGTGCGGTACTGCTGCATCGAATACAAGGTGAAGCGCTTGAGGGCATCAGCCAGCTCCTGCGACTTGCCTGCCATATTCTTCTCAAAGCGGTCAGCGACGAAGGCGTTGAGCTGAACCTTCTGCTTCACCTGGTCAGTCGTCTCCGCAATCGCGCGGAGCTCATCGGCCCATTGCGAGAAACTACGTTCCAGATCTTTGGTAGGCGTCTTGGTGAAGATATAGTAGAAGAGGAAGCTCTCCAGCTGCGCCACGAAGTGGTCGAATAGCGGCTTCGGAAAGTTCGCTGCTGCCAGTAGCAGGACGTAGTGCAAGCTGAATGCGCCACCGGCCAGCCGCTTGAGGTTGTCCATCGCCAAACTGGGCTTGCCGTCATTGCCCATCCCGTTGGCAAAGGCCAGGTAGTGCTCGACGTTGCGGATCACCTTGCGGACGAACTCAAATGGCTTGCCTTCGTAATCGCAAAGCGCCGCGTTACCCTTGGCAATGAACCAGTCGTAGATCTCGTCCTCGCGCACCACTGCGTCGTTACGCTCGTTCTTGATGACGTAGTTGGCCATCAGGAAATAGCGCAGGAAGCGCAGCGGTTTTTCCTTCTCTTTCTCCAGCGGCTTGGTGATCTTCTTCCACTCGTCCTTGAGCTGGGTGAACTGCGTCTGCTTGACCTGCGTGAACAGCAGGTTCTTCAGCAAATCCATCGGGTTCAGGCCCACACCACGCTCGTTGATGGTCTCGAAGATCTTAAGCGCGCTGCTGACATCGGTGGAAATCTGGATGAACACGACGTTGTTGGCCAGATAGCCCCAATACTTCTTCAGCTTCGCTGTGTCGTCGTAGTTGTCCTTCAGATAGCGATACAACGTGCTGTAGGCGTTGACCAGATTTTCCAGCGACCCGAAGCTCGTGATGCCAGCAGACTGGATGCCAGCGCGCACTGCCTGTGGTTCGGCGTCCAGCTCTACCAGCTTGGCCATCACTTCGCCCGCGCTTTCGTAACGCGGCTCCAACTTCAAGTTGGTGCGCACCTCGCCGTCACTGTCCACGTAGCTGGTAGAGATCAGCCCGGCAATCATCTGCCGTTGTGGTTCACCCTGGAACAGATGCTTCAGCGAGCACAGCAGCAGGAAGAAGGTGGTCAGGCGTTGCTGGCCGTCGATCACCTCATAGTGGTTTTTCTGATCGGTAGGCGACACGAGCACCGTACCGATAAAGTATTCCCGGGTGGTGCCCGCGTCGATTTGCTCGCCGATGTCCTCCAGCAGCTGATGCACCTCCTTGTCCGTCCAGACGTACTCGCGCTGGTAGTCCGGGACGATATAGAAGCACTCCCTGAATGCCTCCTCAATGCTGTATTTGTGGTTTTCGATGCGGGCCATATTCTTCCTTCTTCTTCAAATCGCGGAGCGCAAAGCGACGAACTGGCTGCTCGGTCCTTCCGAACGCAGCATTAGGTTTGCGCTGTTTGACACCACGTAGGCCAGAGGCCGTGTCAGCGTGAACGGGAATAGCACTGGCAGCGACTGCAGGCTTGGCACGGAAACGGGCTTGCCGGCGTAGCGCACCGCCGCTTCGATCAACCATGCGGTGAGTTCGTCGTTGTCGATGGCCATTGCTGCCAGCCGGATAACGCGCTTGCCTTTCTCGACCCGTTCGACGGTGCCCCAGTTGGCCTGGCTCTGAATGACCATGTTGGTCATGCGTCGAGTGCCTTCGCGCTCTCCGTAGGTTTCGCTCATCCGGCGATGCACTTCGGCGGACGCGCAATCCCCCTGGATCGCGGATAGCCGTCCCACCAGTTCCGCCACCTTGCCAAAAAACGGGTACGTCGCCACGGACATGCCCCAGCACAGCGCGGCGACCGGAACGTCCGGCTGCGTCTTGTGGATGGCCACGCCACGATCTGCGTAGTCGACCAGCTCGGCGCGGGGCTCCAGCCACAGCCGGTTCAGTACGGTGCGTGTTTTCTTCTTGGCTTCCGCGCCAAGTCCGGCTGCATCGAGCAGTGCATTCAGA